TCAGTCAGGGTGACAAAAAAACATGTCCTGGGTAAGTTTTAATTCCAGTCCTGTGTTATAATAGAACCATGGACAAGGAAATATCATGATTTATTTGACAGGTTTTGCCCTCTGGGCCCTATGTTTGGTCGCGGTTCTGCCGCTCATGACACTGCGTATCTTTGGTATCTATAGGTTAAGCTACTGGATCATTTTTGCTCCGGTGTATATTCCTATCATTGTGGTCAGTATTTTTGTCATGCCTTTCATTGGTCTAATGTTAATCCTCGGTGGAATCTAAATGGACAAACAATTGATAAGCGAGCTCAGCTCACGTATCGGAAGAACTATCGACACAGTGATGTTGCGGCCACATTAGTCAGTATCATACTGGAAATTCACCCTGGACTATCTGTTGATAAGCAACGTGAACTGCTTGAAATTATTCTACGCGAGAAGGAGAAGGTATTATGAACTTGCAAATTGGTGATCGTGTTCGCTGGAATACCCGGTCTGGACCTAAGATTGGTGTTGTTAAGTCCACCGATTTTGGGCTTAACAATCGTGGACAATATGTTCAATGGGTTAATGTCATGACAGGAAAGAACACTGTGAAAATGACAGATCGAAATCTTAAAATGATGGGCATGACACAAGAATGAGAATTTTGCTATTGCCATTCCATTTTAAGGTATATTTTGCCGAAAATACAAGGGTATCCGGTATTGATGAGTGTATGCTTAAACAGTATCGGGTACTAAGTAAGACAAATGAAGTTAAGGTCTTCCTAGGGTATTCAAATATCCAGAATCCGGACTTTGTGGTATTCTCCAGGGAGAAAGAAAACACAGTTCAGAGATTAAAGGAAGATAAGCAGAATCTGTTTAAACTCCTTGGTAAGACCATAAAGGAATTTAAGCCAGATGTGATTTTGTCCAACTATGGTTTTAATAATAACCTCTATACATACTTGAATTCGTTCGGTGTTCCAATTCTCTATCAGAATCATGCCCTCCCGGGGCAGCCGGCTGATGTTTTCACTGCGGATAAATTAGAGAAGTTTTTATCATATGGGCATTCTCTGGGGTGTGTTAGCGAGTTCCATAAGTCCAAGTTCATAGATTATTATTCCAGAAAAAGAACAATATGGACTAATCAGCCGAATATCGGTGTTGATGTCGTTGTTCCTTCATCCTTTGCTATGCAGAGAGATATTCTTCCCGCAATTCCAAAGACAGTTCGTCATATCTCCGCCTGTAATGAAGAAAAGGGCACATTCATTATCCACGGTATGTCTGTAGATACTGATCTAGTTGCTGAGATTTTTACAACAACAAAACATGTTGGTGGAGATACTGAATTAGAATATCTTAATCAGAATCTACTGAAATACCAGGGTAAAGACAACCTCCTAATCAACTATGATATCCCCCACTCGGAAATTATGGAGAGGATCCGAGATTCTGCGGCATTCTTTGTCGGTAAGGCTCAGTCTGATACATTTACTATAACATCAATTGAAGCCCTACAATGTGGAATTCCACTTATGATCTATGGGGACAAGGAAGTTCACCCGGCAAATAACTTTGTTGAACCCCAATTGAGACAGTACATCCGCTACTTCAAGAACCGTATGGAATTCTATGAGATTGTACAATCATATTCTAGAATGACACTTGATGAGAGACGGGCACTAGCCGACTCCTGTTTGAGAAAAATGGGTGAGGATAGTTTTGGTATAGCATATACTGATGCTCTGCATAAGACGATTGAAAAATATGGGAACCGAGAAAAAAATCCTATGGATGAGATTTTCGGTTCTTAAATCGTGTCTTGTGTTATAATAGAATCATCGCAACAAGGAGTTTTCCATGAGTGGTAAAGCTAAATCGGTTCACTTGGTCGTAGCGGATTTAAAAACACACAAGACGGTGCTTCGGCGGGTTTTCATGAACGCATCAGAGTACAATGAATTCATCAAGGATCCGAAATTTCAAGAGAAATATCCTAAGGATCAATACTACTATGTCAAGGAAGTATATTGATGAAGCATCTTTTCATTGATATGGATGGGGTGCTGTCGGACTTTGATTCCAAGTGGGTAGATGTTTTTAATGAACACCCCCGTGAAAGTTTCAACTCTGAAAAATGGAAACGGTTTTGTGAGGGTAGGAATTTTCTCACACTTGACCTATACCCTGGTGCAAGTCAACTAATTGCGTACCTTAATGAGCTAAAGAAATTTCCCGATATTTCAATCAATATCCTTAGTTCCACTGGCGGGTATGAATATCACGATCTGATTCAAGATCAGAAGATATACTGGCTAAAATCACACCGAATTGACCTGAATCCGATTTTTGTTCCGGGTAAGAAATTCAAAAGATATCATGCCAAAGTCAATACACTATTGATCGATGATCACGCTGAAAATTGTGCCGAGTTTGTTCAGCACGGCGGAGTTTCTCACCTATATACAGAGCCAGGACAAGCAATCATATTCATAGATGAATTTTTGAAAGGAAACTATGCTACAACCACGTTATCCGATTTACATCATCAGTAAAGGCCGATGGGAAAATAGACTTACATCAAAAACCCTAGAGTACATGGGAGTTAACTATAGGATCGTGGTCGAACCGCAGGAGTATGATAAGTATGCTGCGGTTATTGATCCGAAGAAGATTCTGGTTTTACCCTTTAGTAATCTGGGACTAGGTAGTATTCCGGTCCGAAATTGGGTCTGGGAACATTCAATAAATGAAGGTCATGAACGTCATTGGGTCCTAGACGACAACATCAATCACATTTTTCGTCTACACGATAATACAAAACTCCGAGTAAAATCCGCAGTTCCATTTAGAGTATGTGAAGACTATACCGATAGGTTTACTAATGTAGCCATGTCTGGACTAAACTACCAATTTTTTCTTCCAGTGTATGTAGAGCGACCTGTTGCGTATTATAATACCAGAGTCTATTCTTGTATTTTAATCAAGAATGATCTTAAACATCGATGGCGTGTGCTAGAATGGGAAGGTAAACCTGCACCGTTTAATGAGGATACTGATCTGTCCTTGCAAGTTCTAAAGGGCGGGTACTGTACTATTCTCCTAAATCAATTTGCCATCGGTAAAGCCGCCACACTTACAACTAAAGGTGGTAATACTGGAGAGGTGTACAAGAAAGGAAGTGCAGAGTTTGATAATCGGTACGCATTCACAGCATCTCTACATAAAGCACACCCAGATGTTGTTACTATGTCAAAGAAACATGGGCGACACCATCACCATGTTAACTATGATAGGTTTATCATTAATAATAAATTACAACTGAAACCAGGTATCACTTGGCCAGAAGAATATCCAACAAAACTGAAACTCGTCAGGCTGCATGACCCGGATAATCCAACCGGACCGTACACCGATGCAAGTCTAGATGATGTTAGAATGGAGTTAGAATGATGCTATTTGAAGAAGAAGAGGACCGGACAGGTTATATTGGTTTCCCACCGTTCATCCAAAGAAACACTGAGGCCCCATACATTGTGGATGTTAATTTATCGACTACCAGTGATATAATCAAGTTCAATGAGTTGCTGGATCTGAATGTACCATTGAGTCTGAACAAGTGTGCAATAAACTCAAAGTGGTACCCAGAACTAGAGCGCGGAGAACGTGGGTCAAGTCTTAGGTATATGTGGTGCGAGGTCGATGATGTTATTTGAAGATAAAGAAAAACCAGAAGTTGTTATCCCTAGGAAGAGAATCGGTGACGGCATGTTTGTTCGTGTTAGGTTTCGGAATAGGGAAGACCTATGTAAATTTGCAGATATTCTTGATCAACCGCATCTAAAGACAATGAAGAAAAACACCGTTGAGAATATTGTCTGGCACGCGAACCCAGAAAAACGACGGACACTGGATTCACTATTTGGAGAATGATTTGAGAAAAGCCATTGTTACTGGTGGTGCAGGATTCCTGGGTTCGCATCTATGTGATTCATTGCTACGCGATGGATATCATGTCCATGCTCTGGATAATCTTCAGACAGGCTCATTGAAGAATATTGAACATCTAATGGTGAACAAGAAATTCAAATTCACCGTACATGATGTCAAAAATACAATGATCAGGTTCAAAGCCGATGAGTATTGGAACCTAGCGTGTGCTGCTAGCCCACCAAAATATCAGCTAGACCCAGTTGACACTATGTTGACAAACATACTAGGGATGAAAAATGTCCTAGAATCTGCATATTATAATGGTGGAAAGGTGTTTCAAGCCTCAACATCGGAAATCTATGGTGACCCTACTGTCACCCCCCAGAGTGAGACTTACCGCGGTAATGTTAACCCGATTGGCGTTCGTGCCTGCTATGATGAGGGTAAACGTGCAGCCGAGGCACTCTGTATGGACTGGAATAGAATGTACGGCACCGATGTGAGGATTGCAAGAATCTTCAACACATATGGACCGAGATTGAATCCAAAAGACGGGCGTGTTGTCTCCAACTTTGTTTGTCAGGCTTTACGTGATGAGACAATAACAGTCTATGGTGATGGTAAACAGACCCGATCATTCTGTTATGTCTCTGATCTTATTGGCGGGTTCCGTAAGTTAATGGATTCTGATGTAGCAACACCGGTGAATCTAGGCAACCCAAATGAATTCACTATCCTAGAACTGATTGATATTCTTTCGATTATTATGGGGAAAAGGTTGAAACTTGAGTTTTTACCACTACCACAGGATGACCCCATGCAAAGATGCCCTGATATTACTCTAGCCAGAACCGAGTTAAATTGGGAACCGAAGATTCAACTCAATCTTGGATTAGAATATACAATTGATCACTTTAGAGAGAATATTTGATGTCAGCGTTGTCCAAAATCATTGATCAACTACGATCAACCGCATCTTCACTGGAGAAACAGCGGATTCTGAATTCAAACAAGGATTCGGAATTACTTAAGCAATTGTTCTGGATGACAGAGAATCCGGCACTAAACTATTTTGTTCGGCTTGAGTCTATCAGAACAAATGGCACTCAAGAGCTGACTCTGGATATTCTAGAGGACATCAAGACTAAAATCCTTGGTCGACTACTGACTGGCAATGCGAGCCGGGAATACTTCACTGGGCTCCTACAGTCACTATGCCAAGAAGATGCTGATATTCTGGTCTGTATGGTTAACCGTGACCTAGACTGCAAGGTGGGTACCGCTCTTGTTAATAAAACTTGGCCAAATCTTATTGTTGGTATGCCATGTATGTTGGCGTCCAAGATGGATGAGAAGATCGCGGCTTCACTAGATTATAGCAAAGGTCTAATCTGTCAGAAGAAATATGACGGCGGAAGAGCTATGGCTATGGTCGACAACGCGAATGGGGTCACATTTCTTAGTCGGAACGGCAAGCCATTGGAGTTACATGGGACGTTTGACGAATTGTTATCAAAGTACCGCGGGTATGTTTTTGATGGTGAGTTGTTGGTTAAAACCAAGAACGGCACTGTTGAGAATCGGCAAACTGGGAACGGTAACTATACCCGTGCGGTACGCGGAACGATATCACAAGAGGATGCAGATAAGTTCATGTACGTAGTCTGGGATATTGTTCCCATTGAGAAGTTCTTTGCCGGATATGATGCTACACCATATCGGGAGCGGTTACAACATCTAATTATAATTACAAATGAAATTAGTTCAGGTCGTATTGAATTGGCTGATGGTATACATACCACGTCTAAAGAGAAAATTGATTCGTTTTATGACGAGATGATTCAACTGGGGGAAGAAGGTGCAATCTTAAAACATCCGGATTCACCATGGGAGGATCGTAGGTCAAAACATATGATCAAATTGAAAAATGAGTCGGATATTGATGCCGAGGTCATTGGTTCTATGCCGCACTCTAAGCAGCCCGGTTGGATTGGTTCTTTGGTGTGTAGGACACGTGATGGTAAGGTTGAGTTCAATGTTGGTAGTGGTCTGACCGATGATCTTCGGCAGAAAGACCCAGAGTATTTTCTGGGCAAAATCGTGGAGTGTAAGTACAATGCAATAATCAAATCCAAGGGTAGTGATATAATGTCTTTGTTCCTACCGATTTTTAAACAGATCAGATGGGACAAAACTGAGGCTAACAGTCTAGAGGAACTGAAATGATTGATGTGAAGGAATTCGCCAGACTGCTTGGTGAGTCAGTATATGATATTGAATTCACCAAGGCTGACGGTACTGTCAGGAAAATGTGTGCTACCAGAATGAGTGATCATGTACCATCGGAAAAGGCACCAAAAAAGTCAACTGAAATTAAGGATGGTCAGACATACGTACATGTGTTTGATCTAGATATTCTTGAATGGCGCAGCGTAACTGTTGCAAACTTAATCAAAATGGAGCAATCATGCATCTTGAGCACTTGAGCGAAGAAGGTAAAAAGGCACTACGGAGTTTCTGTGGGGAACTGAGTGCTAGTATGACCCGAGTTGAGGGCGAACGTGATTTTCAACGCGAGGCTATCAAGACCTTCGCGGAAGAACACGAGGTGGACAAGAAAATCCTTCGGCAGATTGCACGAATCTATCATCGTCAGAATTTCCATGCTGTATCAACTGAGCATCATGTTCTGAAATCGTGTTACGAGCAGATTTTTGGAGAACAACTATGACGGATTTTGTACAACAGGTATGTGAGTTCAATCGGATTGCCGGGACAAAAAACGAGTTCGATGAGCGGAAAGCAGCACTCTATATTGGTCTGTGTCTAGAGGAACTAGCTGAAGTCATTGAGTCACTGAATGATCGGAAGGCATTTCGTATCATGACGGATTCCCTTGATCTATGGTCTAAGCGATTCAAGGAAGGCGACTTTGATGCTGATGTGGCTAAGATGGATCGTGTAGAATGTCTTGATGGGTTTATTGATCTAGCCGTGGTTTCTCTGGGTGGGGCATACGCCATTGGCGCGGACGTTCAGGGTGCAGCCAACGAGGTCGGTCAGAGCAACCTCAGTAAATATGACTTGAAACCAGATGGGACTCATGCCGTTATCCGAGATGAGAACGGCAAGGTTAAGAAGGGCCCGAACTACAAACCACCAGAACTGGAGAAATTCCTATGATGCTACTACTTTTGAACCCGATGTTCCTATTTGGACTATTTCTATCATTCTTCGGTCTAGAAAATTTTAATCGGACATCCTGATTTTATTCTGGTCCTGTGTTATAATGGAACCATAGCAACATGGAGTTGAAATGACAGAGACCAAGATTCGAGCCAAGACCAGCCGGATGCTCAAGCATCATGGCGAACCTACCATCAACCCGATGGACTATACTACTTCACTGGTACGAGCCCTGAACTGGTATAACGTCGAGGTTGATGGTAAAGCAAAACGAACATGGACACTAAATGAATTCAAGAAGGAGCGCGGGCTCCTGGACTCAGTCCATGATCGTGAGTTTCGCCAGATTGGGACCCTGATTCGGATTCGAGCAAATGGTAATACACTAGCCGAGTCCGAGGAAAAGTTCATTCAGTCCGAACTGAACCGAATTCTGGAATTGGCCAAGTCCAATACGGCTAAGGCTGCAGTCAAGAGGGATGAGGATACCTCGCCGGTTGTCCGTATTACCGCCGAAGATCGAAACGAGGAATCTGCTGCACGACTGATGGCAGAATTCAATTCAATGATTGATGATTATACCATTGACCGTGATAACACCCCAAATCTCCTGGCGCTGAAGAAACTGCGCGCCAATACAGCCGTGGCAAAACTTGTTGTACCCCGGCTAGAAAAGATGATTCAAGAACTGACATTAACTCTATCTGGTACAGATAAGCAGCTGATCGAAGGCTATTCCAATTTCAAGAAACCCGAGCTAAAAAAGGTTTTGGCTACATATGAGCAGTTTGTTCAGGAGCTAGGACAGAATCAGAAGGTCTCTCAGCCTCGAGTCAAAGCCAAGAAAGAAGTTCCTCCAGCCAAGATCGTGGCTAGTGTCAAGTACAAGCCAGATAGCCCTGAACTTGGGTTAAAATCAATTCCCCCGGTTCGTATGCTAGGCACAATCGAGGTCTGGTGTTATAATACTAAGTACAAGCGGTTACAGAAATATGTGGCAGTACAGGGTGAGACAATCTCTGTTCGTGGTACTACTCTACTGAACTTTGATCCAACTAAATCCACTCAACTCGGTATTCGGAAACCAGAGGCACTCAAGGAACTGAACGGCAAAGGTCGGATCAGTCACGATCAGTATCTTAAAACCCTAAAGACAGTTCACGGGACACCCACCGGGCGTCTAAACGAGGACACTATTATTCTAGCGGCATTCACAAAATGATATTGATTGACTATACACAGGTGGTTGTAGCAGCAGCCCTGGTTTTTGGCGATGACTTCAACAAGAACAAGGATACCGAGAAAGCTGTTAATATCCTTCGACACTCTGTTCTGACTACACTGCTGGGGTTCAAAGAGAAGTTCAGCCCGACCTATGGGGAACTGGTTATCTGTGCCGATGGCTCAAAGAACTGGCGCAAAGATTATTTTCCCTACTACAAACAACATCGGAAGAAAGATAGGGAAGAATCAAAGACTGATTGGAAACTGATCTTTGGGTTTGCATATGAGTTTCTGACCGATCTACGGACCGTGTTTCCATTTAGGGTTATTCGGCATAATCGAGCAGAGGGCGATGATGTTATAGCTGTACTGACGAAGTATATTGCTGAGTGCGAGAAGGTCACCTCTGGTCTGATTGAAGAATCTCCAAAAACATTGATTGTCTCTAGTGATGGAGACTATAAACAACTTCATGTGATCGAGAATGTCAGACAGTGGAATCCGATCATGAAAAAGTTTGTCGAGAAACCACCGAAGAATTTTCTGTTCGAGAAATGTATCCGTGGTGATAGTGGGGACGGGGTACCATCAATTCTCAGCCCAGACACATGGTTCGTCAACGGAGAAGGTCGAGCCAAACCGATCACGTCTAAACTAATTCAACGATTGGAATCTGGTCAGTTTACCGAAGAGGAAGCCAGAAACTTTCAGCGAAACAAGACATTGGTAGACTTCGAGTGTATTCCCAAGGATATACAGGAAGAAATCATTGCTGATTATAAACAATGTCAACCGATCCGTGATCTAAATCTAGTTATGCAGTATCTGATGCATCATCGCATGAGGTTACTTTTGAATGATATCCATAAATTTAAGGTCTAAATGAGCAGTATTAAAGAAATCCTCGATGCAGCAAATAAGAACATCGAATCAATCAAACAACATTCTGGGAACAAGTATCTACGGAATCTAATGGAGGCTGCATACTATCCAGATCGGAGATTTAATCTCCCATCGGGTGTTCCACCGTATAAGATCAATAGTTTACATGAGTCCCAGACGGCAGGACAGTTCTGGCAGATTGCACGCAAGGT